AGAAACCGTATGATAAATCTTTGATAGTTTCCTCGTTGAAAACTATATTAAACTCTTCGCCATTTTGATTTCTATAAATAGGTTTGTTCGGTTCTAAAACCAACCCCATTAAAATCCGTTGTTCTTTGTCAATTTCTTTTAACTGCAAAGGCTCGTCTTTACTTAACGCAATAAACAACCCCTCCATCGCTGGATTTTCAACTAAAGAAATTCCATAAACTCCTTTGTTTTTTAACGGGTCGTATTGTGCTAGGTAGGTTTTCATTAAAGTTTATTCTTGTTTTGTAAGGAATTTAATAATTTAATTGCATTATTAACACTTCCTTGTGCTTGTCTTAATTTAGCAATATTATCATCAGCCATTTGTATAGATGTTTTTAAAAACATACCATATTTAGTATCAGCTAAAGATGGGTCTAATTTTTGTAACTCACTTAAAGCTGTTTGCGCTTCTTGTTTTGCGCTTTGATACTCACTATCGGATTTTCCAATTTGAGAAACAATAGAACTTGCTCCTGTATTTAATGCTGTTTTTTGTGCATTAAACATTTTTTGATAAACCGTGTCTGCATTTGCAAACTTCACATTCGTTTCAAACGCTAATTTTATTTCTTCTACTTTCATTTTGATAGTTGTTTAATGTTATAATAAAAAAAAGTTCTTTTTGTTTTGATTTTGCACAAAGTTTTTTTATAAACTCGCGCTCTTAATAATATTCCTGTCCATTTCCTGCCCGGTGCTCATATCCCTTGCCACTACAAAAGCCTTGACTGGCGCTTGTTGCCCTATGCTTTCAGCTAATTGATTTCTGCCTGTACCTTGCACAAGATTGAAAGATGGGGATTGGGGGGCACTGCCTCCGCCTGTACTGCCTCCGCCACCGCCACCGCTTCCAGCTGTTATTGATTTTGCACCTGATATTCCTGAGGCTAATATTGAAGCTATAGATGTTGCTGCACTTATTTTTGTTGTTGCAATTCCTTTTAACCCAAGAGCTGTATTGATACCGACAAATGGTTGTCCAGCTGTCAATGGAGAGGCTGCTGCTGCTAAAGCGTTTGCTTGTGAAGTTGCCGCTATTGAACCAGCGATTGATTTTGAAGCCCCAACTACTACATCTGCAATAGCTAATCCTTTTTGTAGTGCCAATATTGACAAAGCAATTCCTTTGTTTTTACCTGCAAATTCTTGTAAAATATTAAGTCCTGTATCAAGCGCGTTTCTTTTGGCATCCTGATAAGCCGTTTCTACTTGCAATATTTGGTCTTTAAGTTTTTGCTCTTCCTCTAATTGTTTATCCGCATCCGTCTTTGTTGCAATTCCCATTCTAACTAAATGCTCTGCGTTTAGCTTTTCTATTAAGGTTTGTTTTTCAAGTTCAGTTTGCGCTAATAATTCAATTTCTTTGACTTGATTTTCATAGTCTAGCTCTTCTTTTTTGACAGCTGTATCTGCAAGTCTTTGCGCTTTTTCATCATCGAATTTTTTGTTTAAATCCGTGATTTTTTGATTGTGTTCTTTTTCTTTGTCAATTTCTTGAGTTTGTAAATCAGCAAGGAATTTCTGCCTGTCCTCTTTTGAAAGTTCTTGACTCGCTAAAACAATATTTCGCTTTTCATCAATTGTAAGTTGTTCGTTTTTCAATTGTTCAGCAATAAAATTATTTTCATTTTCAAAACGACTTTTTACAAGTTCCGCTTGTTTTTCGTCGGCTTTATTTTGCGCTTCTTTCGCTTTCTCGTTTGCCTCTTTTTGCGCTTCTATTGCTTTCTCGTTTGCTTCCTCTTGCGCTTTTTGCTTATCAATATCTGCCTTTTCTCGAAGTATCTTTAAGGATTCTTCTTTGCTCATTTCACCGTCTATAATCCTTTGAAAATGCTCATTGCTTAATTCGATTTCACGCTTTCTGGATTCAGATAGTTTGTGTTCATTTTTCTTTAAATAGCTTTCGTTTTGTTTTAAAGATTTTTCAGCTACTTGTTTTTGTTTATCCAAAACCCTTTCAGATTCCGAAGTAAATCCTAAGAAGTCTGTGACAGAATTTACTATATTACTAATCGCATCCCCAACAGCTGTAAGCCATCCGATATTTGAAAGTACTTTTTTAAATTTGTCAAAATTTGCTACTACTAAACCAACGGCAACAATTAATGCACCAATTCCCGTGGCTATGATTGCACCTCTTAAAAGCTTGAAGCCTACCGTGGTTGTTGCCACACTTCCTGTGAATAGTTTTTGAACTATTGCAGCTGCACTTGTTGCGGCTGTGTTTGCTTTTGTAAATAAAGTGCTTGAACTAATAGATGTTTTTAAAAGCGTCCATTGATCGCCAAGGTTTGAAAGATTGCTAATTGCATCAGCAAAAGACATCGCACTTTGCACTTGTAAAAGTTTCTGTTGTGTCTCTTCGCTTTCGTCGCCTAATAATGCAACACCTGCCGTCAAACCTTGAAAGCCAGTTCCTGCTAATTGCGTTGCCGCTCCAAGTGCTCGGAACTTTTGATCGGGGTTGAATTGATTAACTAAATCGTTAGCCAATCCCATTTGGTCTTTCAAGTCTGCAACTTTTTTGGCAGCTTGTACGGCTTCTTGCGAAGTCTCGCCAAACTTTTGCGACATCTTTAAAAGTTCCTGATTAGCTTCTCGCATTTGAGTTTTAAAACTCTTTGTCGCTTGTTCCGTATCGTGAACCGCATTCTCGAGCTGTTGAATAGACTGATTAACTTTGTCCATTCCACTCTCTTTAACTACTATATTTACTTCTTTTGTGATTGCCATTTTGCTCTTCCTTTTGCTATTTCAGTATATTTCCCTGCCCCTATAAAGTGGTGACTTTGTAATAATTTTATAATTTCTGCGATTATCATTTCCCTTTGTGTGTTCTAATTACTACCATAACAATATCGTAAATACTAACGTCTCCGTTTGCCGGTATTACTTCAATCGTTCCGCCGTTTGCTAAAAAAGTGCTACCCGTAAAATAAGACAAATCAATATCAAATCTTTGCTCAACTCCAGAGCCTTTTGAAAAGACAATTGTTTCGTCTGAAATTTTATTAAGCGTTCCACCGATATTAATTGCAATATCACAAATGCCATTTGCAACATTCATTTTGGCTTTAAATCTTAAAGACAAAGTAAAAGCATCGCCATTATTTACTGCTAAAATTTTATCCGTTGTTGCATCCCAAAAAGTAGATACACCCGCTGGAAGTTGCGTTTGGATTTTAGTAACCGTACCCGTTTGGATTTTACCAGTCACCCCAGATAAAACTACCAAGGGCGAACCCACCGTATAGGTCGTGTCTGTGATTTGTTCCCATCCCGTGAAATTGTAAACCTCATCGAAATTATCGTTTATCATATCTCCACCCGCTCGGAGCGTTGTGCCTGTTCCGTCGTTGGAAGTTGTTCCTAAAAAGATTGTTTGTTTAGCCATTGTCAAAAGTTATTAAAAGATTATCAAAAGTTATTTCATCATTATCAAATTCCACCACCCCTGCATTTTGAGTTATGAAGATTTCTATTGTTTGTAAAGATTCTAAGTTAGTAACCGTCACGTTATTGAAACGTGGAAGCCCCGTATTGTTTTGTAAAAAAGTTACAAAGACATTCGTACCTTCAATAGTTGCAAAAAGCCAAGTATCATCATCGACTGCCACTGTACTATTACCGATATTTGGAATAGAAACTGATTGCGTTTGCTCTAAATAGTCCGCTATTAATTCATTGACTGCGGAAGTAAATCCGTTTATTACGGCATCAAAAGCATTGATTAAATTTAACGTTACCGCCCGGGTTAATAAGTTAATATTGAAATTGTCTATTCGGTAATAATTATTCTTAATTTCTAAAATATCGTTCAGTTTCAATTGCAATAAAATCCTTAACGGAAGTATCGCACTATATTTAAACAATCGTCTTTTAATATTGAAAATCGAAGTGATATAATTTTTATAATAATTCTGGTACAGTGTATTTTCGCTTTGCGTGTTATCCCATTCATTGTTTTCTATACCAAAATTAAGATTGTATTGTGGCGTTGCCCAATCAATAGAGTGCGACGGCGTGTTAATCGTCGTGTTTAAAATTTCTTTAACGCCTAAATCATTTATGTAACCAATTGGGAAGCCTGAATGAAAGCTGTTCACATTATAAAAAATGTGAGGGCTTGGGTTCACTGGCTCGAATTTATCGTCGATTATCGCACCATACATTATATTAGTCATATTGTTTGGATACGGCTCTGTGCTTGATTCATCTTTCAATCTTTCGTAAACAAATTGTTCGAACGGTAACTCAAATGTCAAGGCTTCGCCCTCCAAAGGTTTGCCAGATTTTGTGCCATCGTCCGTCATTAAGATTTCAGCATCACCGTATCCAATCCCGTTGGATTTTTTAAATTGATTATTTAAAATCGTGACAGGCTCTTTATGTGTAAATTTAATTTCGTTTAAAAGATTGCCACTTGAAACTTCCAAAGTATCGGTCTTTACAAAACTTGTAATATTCCAAAGTTTGCCCGTTGCATAATAATTGTCAATCGTATCGATATAAAGGTTTTCGTTATCGTCTGAAATCACCACAAGTTTAAACATCGAAAACAAACCTTTAAGAAAATCAATTATCTTAATTTTTGGTAGGTTGTTCTTAATGATGAAATTCGCTCCGATTGTTTGCTCGGGAAAATCCGCAAACATATTATAACTTTCGTAATTAAACTCAATTATAAATTTGCTTGTAAATTTAAACTCCGCATTCGACGTGATATACCAACTGTTTTTTGTCGCTGTGTTTCTTTCAAATCCCCAAAGTGTACTGTTATATCCTGTTAAATTTGTATAAGCTCCAGATGAGTCTCCGTCTCTTCTTATTTCAATCGAATAAACCACATCTTCATAACCTGCACTCGGGGTTATTTGTATAAAACCATAAATACTTTTACCACCTGCTGTAAATGTGTCGTTAATCAAATCTAGCGTACCGCCTCTTTCGTCGATGTTTCCAGTGTTTGTAAAATCAATCCGTATTTCATTGTTTTCCTTGCCAGATATTAAACTTGTATTATTTACCCATAAAAATAGATTTTGAAATTCAATCCTATCAAAAAAATCACGGCTAAAATTAATTTCGTATTTCGTTTCAATAGCTTCAATTATTTTGATTAATCGAATAGACGGATTCAAATAAGTCCAGTCTATACCCTCGCCCGTTGCGTGTGCTATGTTGATGGAAGTTGGAATAATCGTGGAACTTGTTGGGTTGTAATACAATTGCTTTTTAACGAAAAGATTATAAATAACATCACCGTTATTTTGAAGTAAACTTTTAACCGTATCGCTGTTATAATCGTGGTCTAATAATGGGAAGTCTAAAATAGAAAGTTCATCATTTTTCAATTTGTCTTTCAAAGACACCAGATTCCCGACAAAATTTATGGAATAAGAATAGGGCTTGTTTTGTTTCAAAATTACCTTTTCGAGTGACCATTTACCAAAACGAAAAGGCATACCGTCAAATTCTATTCTGCCGTTCACCTTTACCCGGGCATCAAAAGCATTGTCTATGTTTGCATCGTAATAATGCTTGAAAATCTTGTTATTATTGTTTGAAGCTGGAACGGTAAACGACTTCGCATAATCGGTTGTATTTTTTGTAATATCATTAACATTAGCAATAGAACTATTTAGCTCTATGCTTTCGTCTTGGAACAAATCCAATAAATCATTTTCGATATATATTTTAAGCATTGTTTATCTCGTTAAATGCGTACTCAAACTCGATTTCATAATTAATCAGTCGGTCTTTTTGCCTTGACTTATATTCTAAACTTTTACTACCTAATTTCAAAGGCGTATAAGTTCCATTATTGTAACTCCAAACCCTCTCGGATAGCATCAACTGTTTAAATGTTTCGTTCATAGCTTCGCTTACAAAACCGCTATTCATTTTAAACTTTGATTTTCCTTGAACGTTGTAAGTTACAAATTGATGGTTGCCGAATAATGGTTGCCCTCGGTCGCTTTCAAACTCTTCGCTTGTAATGTTTAAACTTTCTGTTTTGGCTTTGAAAAACGTTAAAAATTGTAATGCACCCTCTTTATTTTGAAAGGCAATATCTAAGGGCGTGTATCGGCATTCGTCTTGAATAAGCAAGGTGATAGTTTCACTATTAAAACTAATTTCTATATATTCATCCGTCACGGCTTCGCTAACATCTACAAAGATATTCTTTACCATTTCGCCACTTTTGATGGAAGTAGGCTCTTCGATTGAATAGTCTATTTCGTTATTTGGATATGAAATTACTGTTATCATGGGGTGCAAGGTATTACTCCATAGCTGGAAATTATTTCTTTATAAGCAATTGGCACACATTCTGGCGCATAAATATCTTGAACAACAACTTGATTAAATTCATTAATATAAGTTATTTGCGCTGGGGCATAATTTTCATCGGCTGTAAAATATTCAGTAGTCAAAGTACCAGCCTCGGTAACATTTAAAGTAACAGTTCCCGTGCTTGTATTCGAAGCACTATCTGTAATGGTATAGGTAAATGTTTCACCACTTTCAATTACTCCATTTGGCGTAAAAGTCAGTTTACTTCCCGAGCCTGTTATGGCGATACTTCCCGTTGTGATCCCTGTGGTATTGATAGCTGTGATTGTTGTAGGCGTTACCCCCAAGGCATCGTTTGCCAATACCATTAAATCTATAACATCAGCATTGTTCAAATTATACGTTTCATTTACTGCTGTTGGTAAAATTGGTACGGCACTAATATTCAAAGTAACCGTTGCAGTATCTTGATTCAAAAGACTATCTTGTATCGTATAAGTGAAAGTCTGTGGTGTTGTAAATGCCGTGCCTTTTGTAAACTTTACCGTACTACCAACTATTGACAAAGTGCCAACACTCGCTGGCATTGTAGTTGTGATTCCAATTATTGACGTTGGAGCAAATCCTAGATTATCGTTTGTCAAAACGTTTATGATTGTATCTTGAAAGAAAATGCCAACTGTTTCATTAACTGCGTTTATTGTCGAAGTTGGCTCTAAGACTTTGATTGGCAAATTGAAAACTCCATCACGGTTTACTTTAAATTCCAATCCTTGCATTAAGATTCTGTTCACGGGTATATCAGGATTCTGCCCCTCCATTCCATAACCATAACCACGAACTACCAAGTTAATAGTCTGTAACTCTTCAATCGTGGAACTATCATAAGTTACCGAGGTTTTACACCACCTTTGATTACTCTCGTTTGGAGCAAAGTCTATAAAGTCGTTTATCAAACGTGCAATGTTAATCTTGTCGCTACCCGTGGAGCTTGTCGGATTGGTCTTTGTCATCGAATAACTTGCAACGGCTGGAACGGCAGATTTCAATCCGTCCCAAACGTAAATCTTTAATGTATATTTCGAACAAGTCACCCCCGTCAAAGGACTGACAAAGGGAATAGTGACGTAATATGGTGAAAGTGTTTTAATCATTTTAATCTTACTTTTAATTGTTCTTCTACTTCCAAGGCATAAGCTGCATATATATCGTCTGGCACTCTTTTAAAAGCCTGTTCAAAAGGCTTGGTAAAAAAGTTTGTCGTTTCTAAACCTTTGTTCCAAATCGAACGTATAATTAAAAATGCTGTCGCTTTGTATGATAGGAACTGTTTTGTTTTTCTATCTTGAAATTGGATCCGTTTACGTGCAACCCAACCGTTAATGCCTTTCGTTAATCCACCACCTTTGCCTGTTCCTGTGCCAAATTTAAACGGACTGTTCGGTGCTTTTGCACTACTTGAAACGCCCTTCACTCCCTTATCTACAAACTGCCAATAATCATTCGCCGTGCCAAAATCAAAACTTAAAGTTGTACTATCTTTTTCTTTTGTAACTTCAAATTTAATTCCGTTGTAAAGATTAGAAGTGTCCTTTTTCTTTTTCTTTGAAAGATTAGATTTCGATTGCTGTACTACGTACTTCCCGAACTTTTCTAATTCATTGACTACTGACATAAGTTAATAGTTGTATTTGGAACTTCGACTGAAAAGGTTAACCTTGCACCGTCCAACAATTTTGGCGCTTCAAAACTTCCCAATTCAAACGTTGGGTTTTCACTTGCCGTGATATTATTTTCCTCAAAATCAATGTACATTTTATTCCAAAGTCTATTCAAAACGGCAATAGCTAAATTATGATTGTCCACTTCATTATCATTTCCCCAAAAGTCATCCGTTTGAATTTCTTTGCTTATATTTCGAATATCGAAACAACTCAACTCTACATTGAAATTTACCGTACTGCCATTTGTAAACCCTCCAGATTCAATAATAACATTTACCAAAGGGAATAAAGTCTCCTTTGCTAAATCTTGCTTTTTGGTAACTTTATTAACTTGGCTATCCGCCTCGGCTAATTGCTTTATGTATCTGTAAAGTTCTGTTAGTTGGTTCATATCTTTTTACCTAACGATATTAATTGCCCTACTTTACTTCCTAAAGACAAACCATATTCTTTATTTATCATTGGAAAATCGCAACAATGTTTTAAAATGTGTTTGTTTTTTTGCAATACCGTATCGATTTCTGCTTCTAATTTTTGAAGCTTTAATATTTTTTCAATTATTTTTTCATCTTCTATTGTCATAATTCAATTGTGTTACTATTCTTGTTAATAATTTTATGTTTCAATTTTTGTGCATCAATTTTGTGGGCCAGGAATAAATGAAATTCGTGTATGTTTGTTTTTAAAACTTTATCCAACTTCCAAATTTTACCTTTACACATTTCAAAAATTGTCGCATCCCACCCCCATTTTTCAAAGTAGTCGCTGGCGTGTTTGCCTTCGCTTGTTCCTCCGTTGTATATTTCTGGGTATATTCGATTAATTCGTTCGCTAAATTCGAAAAAAAAACAAGCGCACCGTTTACAATTGACAAAGGCATGTACTTCATTACCTCCGCTCTTTTCTCCGTTCCGCTGTATTCTACAATCTTGTAATTGTTTGCCACTTTGCTTTTAATCGGTCGGAATAATACTGCCATTAACTTGTGCATTTCTGCTACATCTTGACTGTACAAAGTTAAATCACGATATTCTCCCGCTGTAATTTTGTCAAAGTTTGGAATAAAACCGAACTCAACATCTTTGATTTTAAATGTAGGTTGAAATTCCGTGGTTTGCTCTAATGCTTTATCAATTAAAATTAATATTTCACTATAATCTTTTTGACTTAATAAAGGTATTCTTTTACGATCCAACCCTGTAAAGATTTCAATCTTTCTAACGTTGAATTGTTCGTCCGTCAAATCAGTTCGTTTCAAAAGCAAATCATACTTTTGGAACTGGTGCAAGGCTATATCGTTTATTGATTCTGGAATTGTAATCTTCATATTTATATAATGAAAAAAAGGTTATTTTGTTTTATCGAATATCGAAATTATATCCACCGCTTAAATTATAAGTAACATTATAACGGATTGCATCCAAGGCGTGATTCCACATATCGCAGTATAACTTACTACCTTTATCCGTGTACACATAATTGTTTAATTCTTTACCTATGTTTTCGCCGTCTATTATCAATTGATAATCTTTCATCAACTCCACACCTACATTAATGCTTCCTGCTCCTTTCGTGGTTCCAATTATCCTATTGCCTAACTTTGCCAATTCATCAATCAAACGAGGCTCTGCGCTATCCGCTACGATTAACTTCCCTTTTGTGATTGTGTTGTTTATTTGTGCTATTTCCGACGTGGTTAATTTCGGTTTGTAAAGATGTTCTTTACAGTAAATGATTTTTTTCTTTTTGTCGATTGCAACCTCTACCAAGGTTGTAGGGTCGATTGAAAAACCGTAATCTTGACCGAAAGAAGTTTGTAAATTATCCGGATTGAAAGTACCATACTGCCAATTTGTAAACACAACTCCCTCGGCTTTGTCGAGCCAACCGCCAAGTATAACGTGCTCGTATTTTTTAGGATTGTTTTTCTTGACTTGCTCTACTTCATCAATAAAAGACTGGTCTAAATTGTCGTAATTGTCTAAATAAGTAGTATGTATGTAGGTTACATTTCCTTTCGTGCCATTAAAACCCTCGGTAACTCCTGCCTGTTCAAAGAATTTTTTGTAAATCCAATGTTCTTTTGTGGATGGGTTTAGGATTAAAAGGATTCTATTCTGTTTGCCTTTTTGTCTAATCGAAAAATTGATTTTATCAAATATCGATTCGTCGATTAACTCCTCGGCTTCATCTAATATCCAAGTTGTTACACCTTGCAAAGATTTTAAATTTGCTGTTTGGTCTCCGCTTGATGTCTTGATACCTTTAAAAATTATTTCGCTTCCAGATTGTGTGTTTACGATTTCGGACTTCTTAACTTCAAAAGCGTGATTCAATTCTAATAAATCTATTTTCTCTTGAAATTCTGGAATGATAGACAAATGCGCACTTGTCATCGTTTGCCTTGTAAAAAGGATTTTATGCCCTGCCTCAAACGATAAGAGGCTGGCAAATCTGCCAACCTCGAATGACTTACCAGAGCCACGACCGCCTGTTAAAACAAAGTAGCGTGTATTTTTCCCAATCTATTCCAATGCTTCGGGTGTTTCTGTATCATATAATTTTGTTATATCAAAGCTTGAAACTGAAACATTATTGTCAATAGTTTGTTTTGGCATACCAAAGCGATAACTTAACCATAGTTTGATAGCGTTTACATCATTTTCTAATACTTTTTGATACAAAGCTCTCCAAACATTTTCAGGAACTGTTATTGCATCCATTGTTTCAATTAAAGATAATACTTCATCTTTTTTTAAACGTCCTGAATTGGGTCTTGCTCCACCGTGTTTTTTTACTTCCATTTTGAAAAATTTTGAAATCCAAGTTTTACCTGCATATCGTTGCTCCAATTTTATAATCAATCATACTACCTACACCAATGATCTGTCCGTTGCATTCGTAAGTGTATGCGTAGTTTTTAATCTTATCACTTAACATCCTTTTGGTTTTAATCTTGCCAC